AGCAACGTGTGGGAGTTTCCTCGTCCTGCATTGGCAGACGGTCATCCAACAATGAAACCGGTTGGTTTGTTTGCACGTGCTATTCAAAACAGTACAAATCAAAAGGCAATTGTCTACGACCCGTTTCTTGGCTCTGGCACGACGCTCATCGCCGCCGAGCAGCTGGGTCGCAAGTGCTACGGCATGGAAATCAGCCCGGCATACTGCGACGTCATCGTGAACCGCTTGGAAGCCTTGACCGGGAAGAAAGCCGTGCTAGGCTCTGTTGACGAGTGAGGATTGAGGGGTCAGGGGCCACCTATGCGCGATTCGCTCGACATGAACACCAGGTCCGACCGGGCGACCGTCCGCCGAGCCATTTCCGCCGGCTGGCATCTGACTGAGGAGCAGGTCGGTCGCTACTCGCGGGCTCTCGACGTCGCTCTCGGCCATGCGATCAAGAAGGGCGACCCGCGAGCGATCACCTCCTGCGTCCGAACGATGGCGACCATCGTCGGCCAGGTGCAGGCGGACGAGCACCTCGACGCCCGGCTCGCCGCCGGCAAGCTGACCGACAACGAGGTCACCATTCGCATCGTCAGGGAGTAGGACCATGAAGCTGACCAAGAGCGACCGATTCCGCGAGCCCATCGACCCGCAGCTGGAGCGAAACATCCGCGAGCGGGCCATCCTTGACGCTTGCGATGCGGTCGAAGATCTGCTGCTGGCAAAGGCCCAGGTCGATGATGACGCACTGGACGAGTTCATGGAGATCGTCCGCCGCGAGGCTCTCGCCCGGCTGTGACCGTCATCGACCTCCAGCTGCCGGTTCTGCACGCCGGCCAGCGGCGCGTGCTGGCCGAGGCTAGGCGGTTCAACGTGCTCCAATGCGGACGCCGCTGGGGCAAGACGACCCTCGGCGTGGACATCCTGCTCAACGCCGCGCTCGACGGCCAGCCGACGGCGTGGTTCGCTCCGACCTACCGCATGCAGTCCGAGGTCTGGCGAGCCTTGCGGCGCACCCTCGGCCCGATGCTGGACCTCTGCGATGTCAGCATTGCCGAACGACGCATCGGCCTACCGACCGGCGGGACCATCGAACTATGGTCGCTGGACAACCCGGACTCCGGCCGCGGGCGGGCGTACGGCTGCATGGTCATCGACGAGGCCGCATACGTCCGCGACCTGCTGGAGACGTGGCAGGCCAGCCTCCGCCCGATGCTGACCGACCTTGAGGGCACGGCCTGGTTCACCTCGACGCCGCGGGGCGCGGACGGATTTCACCAGCTGTACCTCCGCGGGCAGCAGGAGCGGGACGGCTGGGCGTCGTGGCGGATGCCGACCAGCAGCAACCCGCATATCCCGCCGGCGGAGATCGAGGCCGCCCGCGAGGAACTGCCCGACCTCGTGTTCCGGCAGGAGTACCTCGGCGAGCCGGCGGACGACATCGCCAACCCGTTTGGAGCCGACGCCATCCGGGCCGTCTGCACGCTGGACGAGCCGACCAACGGCCAGCCGGCCGCGTGGGGCGTGGACCTCGCCAAGAGCCACGACTGGACCGTCGCCATCGGGCTGGACGCCGACGGCGTTTGCACCCACATGCACCGCTGGCGGTCGGATTGGCGGAACACGACCCGCCGGCTCCAGGTCATGCTGCAAATGCCGGCTCTGGTTGACTCGACCGGCGTGGGTGACCCGATTGTCGAGGAGCTGGCCCGGCAGGCTCCCTACGTCGAGGGTTTCAAGTTCACCGCCACCAGCCGGCAAAGCCTGCTGGAAGGGCTGGCTATGGCCATCCAGACCCGTGCAATCCGGATTCCGCGTGACCTGCTGATGGACGAGCTGATGGCGTTCCGGTTCGACTACAGCCGGGGCGGTGTACGGTACGCCGCGCCGCCCGGCGTCCATGACGATGCCGTCATGGCTCTGGCTCTCGCCGTCCGATGCCGCAGCGAGGCATCCGCGGCTCCCCTGGTGCTCGACGTGGGGCACGATGATGACTGGTGATATCCGTGGCTGACCCGAGCAAGCTGCACCGCGCCGTACTCGGTCCGTCCGACATCCTCGCCCAGGGACTCACCAGCAGGCCCGAGCGATCCGGCGGAGACGCGCCCGAGGATCTGTTCAGCCTCTGGGTGCATCGGTTGGCAAGCATCAACGCCACCGTGGCCGCGACCCTCAGCTGGAAGCTCGTCAGGATCACCAACAACGCCGCCGCCCGCCGCGACTTGGAGCGGGCAGGCGTCGTCCGCAAGATGGCCGACTCCGACCGCAAGTTTGTGCGGGGCGAGTACGAGCTGTCCGCGCCGGCGAGCGTCCGCAAAGCGACCCGCTACCGGCTGGACGATGCGGTCGAGATCGAGCAGCACCCGATCATCGACCTGCTCCAGCAGGCCAACCCGTGGACCGACGGCTACGGCCTGATGGAGGGAACCTACGCCGACCTCCAGCTGTTCGGTGACGCATACTGGTTCCGCGTGCAGCCCGACGGCGGCGAGCCCGTTCCGTCGGAGCTCTGGCGGATGATGCCCAGCCGCATCACGCCCGTGGCCGACCGCGAGAGGTTCGTCCGCGGCTTCGACTACCGCGTGCCCTCGGGCGGCTCGCAGCAGTTCGACCCGTCCGAGGTCGTCTGGTTCCGACGCTACAACCCGTCCAACCCGTACCGCGGCATCTGCGAGCTGGACGCATGGCGACCCTACGCCCGCGCCGCCGGCCATATCGCAGAGTTCAACTCCTGGCTGTTTGAGCGGCACGGCACGCCGGACCATCTAGTGACGACGCCCAAGCCCGTCAGCGAAGCAGATAAGCGAGCGTTCCGCAGCCGATGGCGCAACCTGTTCGGCAAACTCTACCGCCGGAAGGAGACCGTGGCGTTCCTCAGCGGGGCCGAGGTCAAGATCGAGCGGCTCGGCCAGACCAGCCGAGAGCTGGAGTTCAGCGAGTCGAGCAGGCTCGTGCGGGACTTCTTGGCCGCCGGCTTTGGCGTGCCGAAGGCGATGTTGACGCCTGAGGATGCCAACCGGGCGACGAGCAAGGAGGCCAACGACCAGCACCTCCGGCTGACCGTCTGGCCGATGGCGTGCCGCGTGTTTGACACGATCAACGAGCAGCTCCTGCCGGCATTCGGGCCGGGCTACCTCATCGTCCCCGACAACCCGATCCGGTCCGACGCCGCGACCAGGGCAGCCGAGCGAGCCAGCAAGCTGTCGTCTGGCTGGAGCGTGGACGAGATCCGCCGCGAGGACGGAGCCGAGCCGCTGGGCACGCCCGAGGCCGAGGTGCCGCTGGTCGCCGGCGGGCTGACGCCGCTGGCCCAAGCCGTCGAGCCGCCGGCAGCGTTTCCGGCCTTCCCGCCGCAGCCGGCCGCTGGCGAGCGTCAGGAGCCCGTAGAGCCCGAGGACGACGAGGACGACCCGGACGGCCCGGACGACGAGGAAACGCAGCAGCGAGCCGCCACGGCCCACCGCCGATCCCGTGGTGGCCGCTGCTGTCCTGAAATCGCAGGCAGGACCGGCCTCATCAAGGCGTCCGACATATTCGGGATGCGTTCGGTTCCTGACTGGCAAGTGCTGGAGGACGTCCGCAAGGCAGCCGTGCCGGATGACCCGGAGGAGATCCGGCTGCTGGCTCGGCCCGTCGAGGCGGCCATCCGGTCGATGCGGTCGATCCTGCTCGCCGCCGCCGAACGGGTCCGGCAGCCCGAGGACGTGCTGGAGATCCTCAGCAGCCGAATGGACGAAGTGACGCTCCAGCTGGCGACCGACGCCAACCAGGGCATGAGCCGAGTCGTGACCGCGACCGGGCAAGCGACCATCAACGGCCTGCGGCCGGGCGTCGGGCTGGCGTTCAACAGCACCAATCCGCTTGTGGTCGAGTTCATCGAGCGGTCCGCCGGCCGCATCGCCCAGACCGTGGCGACGACCTATCCGACCGCGACCGTCAAGCACCTGGAATCCATGATCCGCACCGGCGTCAACCCGGTGCAGGCCGCAAAGCAGATCGCCCAGACCAACGCTACCGAGGAGTGGATGGCTCGCCGGCTCGCCCGCACCGAGGCCAGGTTCGCTTCGACCTACGCTCAGGAGCAGGGCATGATCCAGAGCGGCGTGGTCGAGGCGAAGGAGTTCCGGCTGTCGGCAAACCCGTGCGACATCTGCGCCGCGGTCGATTCGCACTTCGACCGCGTGAACCCGGAGAAGCGATTTGAGCTGGGCAAGCCGATGTTTGAGAACGGCTTCAACGTGGACCTCCCGCCTGCGGCGGACGGTCGTCCGCGGACCTACGTCATGGACTACTTCGACGCCGGGCAGCCCGGCCCGCCGATCCATCCCAACTGCCGCTGCACCATGCGAGCGGTCATCATCGGAAGCTGACATGCAACGGATGTACGAAACCAAAGGCAAGCGGCCGTACCGCGTGAAGGTCCGCGGCAACTGGCGGACGTTCCACGGCATCAGCAGCGAGGCTCACCTGATCGAGGAACTCACCAAGCGATACGGCCCTGGCACGCTCGCCGGCGACCAGTGGCTCGCTCCGATTGACCAGCCGTGGGAATCCGTCACGCTGTCCGAGTTCATGCCCGAGCCCGTGGACCTTGAGGACGACGTGGACAATGGAGCCTGACATGGACCGCAAGTTCTGCGACGTGACGCTCAAGGCCGAAGCAGGCCTGCCGGCGAGGACCGCACTGGCACGCATCAGTACGACCAGCGTGGACCGAGACGGCGACGTGCTGCTGCCCAGCGGCCTGCAAGCCGAGGAGTACCGCCGCAACCCGGTCGTGCTGATGCAGCATGACCCGGACCGCGTGCTCGGCCGGGCGTCCAACCTCCGCACGACCAGCAACGCCGTCCTCGCTCAGGTGCAGTTCGCCGAGCGGCCAGACAGCCTGCCGACCAACCTTGAGTGGCCGCCGGATACCGTGCTGAGCCTGCTCCAGCAGGGCGTGCTCAACGGGTTTAGCGTCGGCTTCAGCATCCCGCCCGGCGGCCGGCGTGACGCGACGGCGAAGGACGTCGAGCGGTTCGGTGACAACGTGCGGTCAGTCGTGACCCGCTGGAACCTGCTGGAGTTCAGCGTCGTGTCGATCCCGGCCAACCAGGACGCGCTGCTCGTCGCCGTCAGCAAGGGACTTGTGCCCGACGGCGAGACCGTGCGGACGCTTGGACTCAGCAGGGATCACCTGTCCGGCCCGACTTCAGCGAGTCGCATCGACGGCCCGCTGCCCATGCGGCTGGAGATGCCCAAGCCATTCCGGATATTCTGATTCGACAGCGATGCTGCGCACGCGGCAAAGCGAAACGGTGCGGGTGGTCAGACGGCTGACCCGGCTGGATCGTGGGACTGGCAGCGAC